AGGCCGAAAAACAGCGGTTTTCGGCCTTTTCCTCCGCAAAATATGCTTATTTTCCAATGCGCTGGGGTACCTGGGCACGCTGATGAGTGTGCTCTGAAGCCAGTTCCGGGGGTACCTGGGCAGTTACGATTTTTCCTGAATAAGAAGCAGTCCCTCTATCTGTGCACCAAGAGCGAGACGCCGAACGCTACCGAGGTCACGATTCAAATGGTCGAGATTTTCGACCAGTTTCTCGCCGGCACCCTCCCTGCCTCACCCGATTTGGACATCCTGCCCAAGCTGCACGACCTTGCCGAAGAGATGTTGACACCGCATGCCGGCCAACCGCGGTCGGTCAATCGCGCCTTGGCGAATGCTGGACAGCGGCTGTCCTCGATGCTCGGCGGGAGGAGGCGGGGGTCTTCGCTCGAGTCGCAGCCCGTCCGGCTCGCCGTGTCCTCGGGGACGCCGACGTCGCCCGACAGCCTCGACGGCATCCCCCTCGCCTGGGAGGAGTGCGTCATCCTGCGAATGCGCCGCAAGGCGCGGGCGGAACGGCCCGCTCCAGGTCGCGATCTCGATGAGGAGATGCGCCGGCTGTATGTGCCGTCGGGAATCTCGACTCCATCCCACGCCCCAATCCCGGCCGACATCGTGGACGCCAAGCTTGTCGTGATGGAGGCGGTGACGCGGCTGTGCCAGTTATCGAGCCACATCGGGGCGCAGAATGAGCGGCTGGCGCAGGATGCGGCACTGATGACGGAAATCCGTCGGCTGGCGGCGCCAAAGCCGGGCGCCTGAAAAAATTCCGGCCTGCCGCTGTCGTACGGCGGCAGGCCGGTTGCCGTCAGCGCGGCCGGGTGAGCATCGCCCACAGGCCGAGAATGATATCGCCGACCACCCAGAAGCCGAGCAGCATGCCCGTTCCCAAGGCCGTGCCAATGGCTGCACCGGCCTTGCCGGCTTCAGATGTTTGCGCCGCAGACAGCTTGCCGACGTCGCCGAGATAGCTCAACAGCCAGACCATCATAAGCAGGTTGAAGCCGATCAGCGACCATTTCGCGAGCTTACCGAAAAACCCACGCTTCGGCTTGCGCAGTTGGAACCCGCATTTCGGGCACTTGAGCGCCTGATCACTTACTTGTTCATTGCATTCTTTGCAGGATATCAGTGCCATTCCCAATCCTTCCGCGCTCGGTCGTTTTCCGGTCAACCTTCAGATGATCGACCGAGCGCGGTCAAGACCGAAAATATTTTTATGGGCACCAGCCGGTCTTTCTCCCCCGAAATAGGACTTGGCATGGCCGGCGGCAATCAGCAGGGCGCGTATTCGGCGTCCTCCTTCACATGTCGGAAGGCCGCCAGGGCGTCGCCATTGACCCAAGCGCGGAGCGCCGGCCAGTTGCCGGCATGCCGATAACAATGCCAGTGGTCACCCCATTCGCCGGGCTGATCCCCTTGCAGATCCCATCCCAGCTTGCGGCCCACGGCCTGGGTATTGAGATCGTCGAGAAAGAGGTCAAGCCAGTTGGCCGGGGCGTCGTCGCCGAGGCCGGCCTGGCCGATACAAGCGCCGTCGCCGTCACCAGCACAGTGCGCCCCGAGAATGCGCAACACGTCATCCTCGCGGGTCGCCACATTCAGGATGGGGACAGGCAGCAGGCCGGCCAGCACGGCGGCGTTCTGTTGGAGCTCGGCGCCGGAGAGCAGGAGGATGCGCTCGACAGTCTGGGGCGCCATGGCGGCGGCGCGCAGCACCACCCGGCTACCCAGACTGTGACCGACCAGGGTGACCCGTTCGCCGGTGACGGCGTGGCGGGCACGCAGATGCTTGCCGAGTCGGTCGCCGGCGTCGGTCGACAATGCCCAGGCGTAGCGGTAAGGGTGCAGATAGCCCCTGCCCCATGACCCTGCCCATGCTCGCACGGTTTGCAGGAACGAGGCGAGCGGGGTCTCCGGGTGGATGCCAAAAGGCACGGAATACCACGTCCACATCTCGACGGCCTGCCCGAAGGCAGTCACGATCTCGGGCCAGAAGACCCGATCCGGGTCGTCCTGGCCGTCGTCGTCGCGGAACATGAAGCCATGCACCGCGACGATATGACGTGAGGCGGTCACTTGCTGACCGTGACGCTGACGGCGCCAGAGCCGCGCTCGACGAAGGATTTCACCTTCGGGCAACTGAGCATGATGGCTGCGATCGGCCAGACGTTGTCGTCGGCCGCCTTGGCGAGCAGCTCGATATCCTTGGCGCAGGCCAGGGCGATTTCCCGCTTGAGGGCGCGATATTTCAGGTTGTCGACAGCATCGCCCGCCTTGTCGATCGCCGTGGAGGCGGTATCCAGTGCGGCTCCAGTGGTCGCGATACCGGCCTCGAAGCTGGCGGCGGTGCCAGCGCAGGCGCCGAGCGGCAGCGTGGCAAGGCCGACCACCAGCACGGCGAGCAGGATGGAAAGCGCCTTCCCGGACCCTTGCACCGCCTTACCCGCGATCTCGGCGATTTCCGTCATCACCTTGGCGTAACCGGCGCCATCGGAAGGGTTCAGGGTATGGGTCAGATCGTGGATGCGCTGCCCATAGGTGGGGTCGGAGGAAGGGCCGACTTCCTTAGCCCGGCCGAAGTTCAGGGCGCAGAATTCCACCAGGCGGTAAAACCTGCCGAAGGGGGTGGCGGGATCGGGCGTGCGGGTGCTGGCGATCAGAGCCGCCGCCCCCGCGAAGATGGCGAGCAGCACCTCGGCCGCATCGCCGCGATGCAGGATAAGAAATTCTATGACGTCCATGGGTTGCCCCCAAATGAGAAAAGGCGCCTGGGATAGTTCCCCGGCGCCCCTCCTTGCGCGAGCGGCCTCGCGTACCCGACGGTCACCCTTCGCGGATCGCCGCCACCACGCGCGGCCCGCGCTCGCCGACCTGGCGAAACCAGGCGCTGCTTTCGGCCTCGCGGACGGCGGCGGCGAAATCGCCCCGCTGCATGGCGCCGAGCATCATTTTGAACTTGAGCAGCCGGGCGAGGCCGAGGTTGAAGGCCATGTTGGCAAGGGCCCGCTGCCGCCGCTCCGACATCTCGCGCCACCACGGGAGGGCGCCGTCGAGCTCGACGACCACGCGGGCGATATCGTTACGCCCCAGATGCATGGCCTCATCGTGGGTGATGCCAATGTCCTCGATGTTGCGGCCAATGCCGATCGTCAGCTTGCCGGCCGTGCAGCGATAGGGCTTGAGCCGCAAGCCCTCGTCGCGGACCAGATCGGTCAGGAGTTTTTCGACGTCCATGGATTTGCCTCCGGTTATTCGCCCGCGCCGGCGCCGACGGTGCCGAGAGCGCGGGCAAGGAAAAGCTGGTCGAGGCGGGAATTGATGCCGCCACCCATCTGCTTGACGTCGTCGCGGATGCCCGCGACATCGCCGCGAAGCGACTCCATGTCACGATGGTAGTCGTCGCGCCGGACATAGTCGGCGTGGAAGCCGTCCACGCGGGCATGGACTTCGGCCATCGCCTTGCTCATCTGCTCGCGCATGGCATCAAGACGGCCCATGACATAGTGCAAGATGGCCCAGGCCGTGCCGGCGAGAGACGCGATCGCACCAGCGATCCCGAGTGCTTGATCAAATGAAACTATCACTGGTCATTCCCTTCACTTTGCATCCTGGTTTCGAATTCGACTGACGTCGTGTAGCCGCTGCTGGTGTACGAGTGCGTCACCGTCTTGCCGGAATATTCGCCGTTGACCTGCTCACGGAAGCCGTCGAGCACGATGACGCATTCCGCGTAGATCGCTGGGTTGCCGGGCAGTTCGATGCTGCCGGACACCTTGCCGCGGGTGAGGTCGGCGTGCCTGGCGGCGGCGGCGCGCTCGGCGACATCCTTCGAGGTGTAGGGCGCACGCTCCTGATAGCGTTCGCCGTCGCCACCACCGCCGACCGTCACCGACTTGGTTTCACCGGTGGCGTGATCCTGATATCTGGCCGTGACGGCGGCATAGGCGCCGCGCTCGGACAGGGTGACTGACCAGCGCGTCACATCCGTTGGCCGCAGGGCGATACGGGAGCCAGAGGCCGAGCTGCTGCCGGTATCGCTGGTGGCGTCGACGGCGCCCTCGCCCCGCTTGACGAACAGAAGCTTGCCGTCGGCCGGCTTGGCGACGGCGTCGTACATGCCGGCCAGCCGGGTGAGGAGGCCGGCGTCGCTTTCCTCCGCTTGGTCGACATGGCCGGCATTGATGCCGGCGAGGCTGGCCGACACCAGCGGGGTAAAGCCGTGCTCGGCTGCGATCTTGGCGACGATGTCGCCGATGGTCTTGCCGTGCCAGTCGCGGGTTTTCGGCTCGCGATAGCCGCCCGCGAGTTCTGCCGCCTTGGCACGGATCGACACGGACCGCGGGCCGGAGGACAGGCCGATATCATCGACTTTGTAGCTGCCCATATAGGCCGGGGTGGGGCCTGGCGGCTGGTAGCCCAGCCACACCTTGAGCTCAGCATTCGACGCCGGCAGCGGGATCAGGTGGTCGCGGTCATCAAGGGTGATTTCCAGCCGGTCGGAGGCGACGCCGGCCTCGTCGATGACGCGGAGTTCGAGCAGGCGGTCGCGCAGGCGGGCGGTGATGTCGGCGCCCTCGCATTCCAGGCGAAAATCCGGCTTCATCGTTTACCCCACAGCCGCGGCAGTGTTTGGCGCTCGGGTTCCGGCACCTCCGGCAGGGTGATCAGCAGGCCGGCGGAAAATACCGGGCCGTGGTCGGCAAGGCCAGGGTTGGCTTCCAGCACGGCCTCGACGGTCTCCGCCGTGCGGCCGTAATGGCGCCAGCAGATCCAATCGAGCATGTCGCCTTGGCTGGTGCGGTATTGCATATCAGGCCCCCAGGCCGGCGGCGGCGCGCGCCGCCGCGGCGTTGCGGCCGATGGCGAGCACGGTGTCGGCACCGCGGCCGGGCAGGATTTGACCCGCCACCTCGGCCGCGACGTCGCCCGGCAGGGCAGCGACGCTTTCGGCGACATTGATCAGGGTGGCGGCCGGCGAGGCGATGAAGGCCGCGGCGAAGTCTGTCGCCTCAATACCGACGGCGGCAAGTCCAGTGGTGACGGCCGTGACATTGCACGGCAGATAGGACAGTGCGGCGCTGACCGAGTCGACGCCGACGGCCGCCAAGCCGGGCAATTCCTGCCCGACGCTGGTGACGATGCTGGTGACGTTGCCGAGGGTGACGTTGACGGCGCCGATGGCCGCATCGACCGTGACGCCGACCGCCTGGACGGCATCAACAACGGTGGTGACCGCCTCCGCCGCAATGCCGAGGGTGGCGCCGAGGGTGGCGCCGAGGCCGCCGACGGCGCCCCACGCCTCGCTGATGGCTGAGGCCGACGACAAGGCCGATGTCTGAGTTATCGCAGCGGCCGGCGCGGCGGATGTCGCGGAAACCACGGCGGCAGACCCCGTCTCGCCGTCATCGCCGTATTTCGTCAGGGACAGAGAGAATTCGACGCGGCGCGGGGTGCCATCATCGAAATGCATCGAGCGCGTTTCGCTGATGCTCTTGATGACGTAATTACCCCACACCCCGCCGCGACCATCGACCAGCAGCAAGGCAACGCCCTTGGCAGCCTCGGCGCGCATGGCGTCGACCTGACCGAGGCCACCGCGAAAATGCGGGTAGATGACCCCGGAAAAGTCGATCGTGTCCTCGCCGGGGCCAAGATACTGAAAGGCGGACTCGCGGCCGAGTCGTTCCTGCCCGACCCAGCGGTATTGGGTCTGCCGTTGCAGCGCCTCGAAGGCCGCGGTGTCGAGCGAAAAGCGGTAATCGCCCAACGCCATCATCACGCCCGCCATGTCGCGCCATACTCCGCCGGTTACTCCTCAGATACCTTACAGTTGAGGCCGCAATAGCGAGAGTGAGGTCGGGTGTCACCTATCAGGGGGCAAGCATTGCTCGCAATGCTACTTTATTTTCTCGCCACGCCAGATCTGACGAAGCAACCATCCGTCGGATTCAGCCCCAAACACTTTAAACGGAAGCAAATTGGCGGAACCAATCGAGTGCGCGAGTATAGATGTAAACAAGAAGGCTGCCAGCGGACTGTTAACAAGCTCCATCCCGAAATTGCGCCAAGCTCCGAGGAGAGCCCATTGCAGGGCGTTGTTTTCAAGAAAAAAAGCTGCCACAAGGCAGGAAATAGCGGTCAGGGTATTTGCAAAAGCGCCCGCGCCAATAACGACTGCTAGCCCGCGACCGGACATGTCGGGGCCATCGATATGAGCATGATGTTTGAAGCCGAGAAAACGAAAACCCTTTCCCTCTTCCCAGGCAAGTCCGCCGGTGGATGGGCCAAAGCAGAACCGGGTAACCCGGAAGCTCAAGGAGCGCGCAGCCACGTAATGGCCGCCTTCATGGATTGCGCTATAAAGGAAGAAACTAAAATATAGAGTTCCAAAAAATGGAATTCCAAGCGCTATGATATTCATGTCCATGATGCACCTTCGTAGCGTTTAGCCGATAGTGATAATCTACGTGCAAAAAATTGCGATACGTAGCCACTTAAAATCTAATACGACTTTTCGCGGCATCAACCTGATATTATAGCGATGCTTACTATGGAAGGATTTTCATGGTAAGGTGTGGCGGTATCGCCACAGGGTAAGAAAGCCCCCTCAAGCTAATGGTACAGGGCAGAGCGCTGGCGGTGCTCCATGTCGCCGACGACCCGCTCCAGCACCTCTTCCACGCCCCGGCGGAAGGACTCGGCCTCGATGTTGGGCGAGACCGTCAAATTGACGGTGATGGTGTTGGTAATGACGGTGGCGGGCGCGGCGGCAGCGCCCGCCGGTGCTGCCGCGGGGGCGGGGATGACACCGGCAAGGGGGGCTGCGGATTGCGGCTGCGACATCGCACCGGCCGGCGCCGGAGCTTCGGCCGGTGCCGGCGACCGCTCTACCGCGTCGCGCAGCCGCCGGCCGGCGGCGCCGCGACCGCCGGCCGGTTCGAGATTGTCGTTGGCGGTAGGGGAATTATTGTTGGCTGCGGCCGCCTGGATTCCGGCGCCGACCATGGCGCCGTCCATCGCCCGTGACAGGGGCGCGGCGATCGGGGAGGAGCCGGCATTCTTGACGCCCTCGCCAAGGGTGGTGACAACGGCGCGGCCGGAGTCCGTGAGGTTGGACATGGGGCCGATTTTCGCGTCGGAAAACGGCAGATATTGCCGCACGTCGTTGAGGGCCCCGCGCACCGCGTCCGCCAGGGAGGAGGCTGCGCTCTTGATGCCCTCGACGATCATGCCGACCAGCCGCACACCGGCGTTCACCCATTCGATTGACAGGAAGGCGTCGAGCATCTGCCCGGCGAGGCCGAGCATCACCTGTCCGAGCATCGCGCCGGCAGTGCGTAGGCCCTCGCCGATCCGGCCCGGCAGGGCCTGAACGGCCGCGTCGGCGCGGTTCGTCCAATCGACGAATGCGGTCGCTGCGGACGTCAATGCCGTATCGACCGTGTCCGGCAGATCGACCAGCCAGACCACGGCCTCGCCAACCATCCGACCGAGATTGCCGCCGAATTGCAGGAAGGCGCTTTCGGCCCCCTCGATCGGCGCCACCAGGGCGGCAAGCCTGTCCCACAGAACGCCGATCTTGTCCGTTACCGGCTGCAGGATCGGCAGAACCGGCTCTATCGCCCGCATGAAGGAACTGGCGAAGGCGTCGAAGGCGATGGTGACATTGTGCCAGTTGTTGTAGACCCATGCCCCGGCGATGGCGAGGCCGGCCACCACGGCGCCGACCGGTGTCGCCAGCATGGCGACGCGCAGCGCGACGAAGGCGCCGCGCACCAGGGCCAGCGGATTGAGCAGCGTCAGCAGGATACGGCCGGCGCCGAGCAACGCCCTTGAGCCGGCCAGCACGCCGCCGGCAAGGAAGGTCCAGGCGTAGCCGACGCCGATGGTGGCGATCTTGAAGCCGATCAACCCGACCCCGACGGTTGCCAGGGTGCCGACCAGCTTGTCGTTGCGTTCGATCCATTCTCCCGCCTGGGTCAGGACAGGCCCGACCTTCGCCAGAAGCCGATTCAGCGCCGGCAGAACCGTCGCACCAATGATGATGCCGACTTCGCGGATGCGGTTGTTGAAGACAACGAGTTGGTTTTTTGTCGTCTTGGTGCGGACCTCGAATTCTTTTTGTACGCTGCCGAGGTAATTTTCCTCCTTACTCACCAAAGCGAGGTGCTGTCTGTATTTGTCCATCCCGCCGACCAGACGGGCGATGTCATCGCCGTACTCCGCGCCGAACATTTCTCCGAGAACGTTGGCGCGCTGGGTGTCCGACAATTCGGTCAGGGTGCCAAGGAATTCGGTCAGGGTGCCTTGAGCGTCGCGGCCGATTGCCTTTTGCATGCCCTTGGCCGACCAGCCGAGTTTCTTCAGCGCCGCCTGAAACTTCGCCGTTTGGATCGGCGCCGACTGCAGCCTGGTCAGCAGTGCATTGGTGCCGGTTGCGGCGATTTCCTCGGTCGCACCGAGGTCGATCATGGCTGTTCCGAGCGCGGCCAATTCCTGCGGTTTGAGGCCGAATTGCTTGCCGGTGCCGGAGGTGCGTTTCATGAAGCCGGCGATCTCGGCCGCCTTGGCGGTGCTGGAGTCGTCGAGCTTGTTGATGGCGTCACCCAGCTTGGCCGTCTGATCCATGGTCAGGCCGAGGACATTGGAAATCTTGCCCATCGCCTCACCGGCCGCGTCGGGGGCCATTTCCCAGGCGGCGGACATCTTGGCGACCATTTCGGTGTATTGGGCAAGCTTATCCTCGGCGATGCCCATGCGCCCGCCTGAGGCGGCGATCTGCAAGAGCCCCTCATGCGTCAGAGGGATGTCGCGGGCCATGGACTTGATCTGGTTTTCCATGGCTTTGAGCCCGGCAACCGGATCCTTGAAATCGACCACCTTGTTGACGTCGGCCATCGCGGACTCGAATTCGATGGCGGGATTGAGCAGGCCGTACAGGCTGGCGCCGAGGGCGACAGCGTCACCGATCTGGGCGCGATAGGCGGCGCGTTGCCCCTGGATACCCCGACCAAGCCGATCGAGGCGCCGCTGAGCGGCATCGAGGCTCGCGCCGATTCTCGCGCCGATATTGACGACGACCGAAAACACCGAAGCCATCGCGCCCCCTATTTCGCCCTTTTGTGGTGCGCGGTCGCCGCCTCAAGCCAGTCAAGAAGCTCCTCAATATCGAGGTCGAGGAGCTCCGCCAGCCCCCATCCAGTCAGGTCCGCAAGAGCGATTACGGCTCGTCGGATGTCCTGGAGGGGGAGGGACGAAAACCCGTGTAGGCGTCCTCGAGCTTGGCGAAATCGGCGACGTCCATGTCGAGGACGGAGTTGGGCGGGATTTCGCACAGGGAGGCGAACAGGTGCGCGGCCCTCTCGCCGGGGCTGCCGCTGCGCTTCTGATAGGCGATCTCGTCGCGGGCGGTGGCGCGGCGCATGCGCAGCGCGCTGACCTCGACACCGTCGATAGTGACGGGGTAGGTGAGGGCGATATCAACGTGACGGCTCATGGTCTTTCCCTTGCTGTTGCGTTACAGGCCGATGGCGGCGCGGATAGCGGCGATCTGGTCGACACCGCCAACCTTGCGAATCTTGTTTTCGATGTCGATTTCGATGATCTCGCTACCGCTCATATCGAGGCGGTAGTACCGCGCGGCGACGGCGAGCGACAGCGTCGCCCGGTCGCCGGATTTCCACGCCCCCCAATCCAGTTCCTTGATTGAGCCGCGCAAATTGACGACGACCGGGACCACTGCCAGGCCGTCGGCCTGCAGCGCACCGCGGGCGGTCAGCTGGACCGCCGAACCGTCGGCAAGGCCCCACAGCTTGAGAACCTCCGGCTCGTATTCGGCCAGCACGATCTTGGCCTCGAGTTTCTCGGTGCCCATGTCGATTTCGACCGCACCGTCCATGCCGCCGCCGCGATATTCCTCGGTCTTGACGGTGAGCTTGGGTAATTCCAGCTCCTCGACCTTGCCGGCGTAGCCGCGACCGTCGATGAACAGATTGAAATCCTTGAGGGTGCGCGGAATTGCCATCGCCCCGGTTCCTTATTTGAAGATTTCGGTGATGTACTTGTTGACCAGATGCTGACGAAACGACACGCGCTCAGCCGGATAAGGCGGCGTGAAATCGTAGTCGAGATACACCCGGCCGGAGGCGATGCTGGCCGGCGTGTTGAGCTCAGGGTCGATCCAGACGTCGCCGCCGAGGATGGCGCCGCGGGCCTTGAGCGAGCGCAGATACTGGCGCACGCCCTCGGACACGTCCTCGACATAGGTCTTGGTGATGCAGCGATCGACCGCCCACAGATGGGCGCGCAGGATGGACTCGGCGATCATATCGGCGGTGCGGCGCACGCACAGGAAGGCGTATTTGGGATCCATGGCGGTGGTGCGGTTGCCCCACAGCCGGAAGCCGTCCTCGCGGATGACGGTGGCGACCTCGCGCTCGTTCAGCAAATTGGCGCGGCTGCTCGGGTCGCCGAGGCTGAAGTTGATCGAGCGCTCGGTGCCGACGATGCCGAATACCTCGTTGTTGGACGGCGACCACCAGAAACCGCGCTGATCGTCGATACGGGCGATGATGCCGGCGACGCGCGGGCTCATCCAGTCGGGCGCGAAATTGCCGGTCAGCGGGTCGAGGATCAGGCAACGCGGGTCGATGACGTAGATGCGATCCGAGCCCCAATCGCTACGATAGGCGATGGCGGCGGCGTCGGTGGTGCTCGGCCCATCGGCGATGATGACGGCGCGCAGGCGGTTGGCGATACCGAGCAGCTCGGCGACGATGGCGTTGCGCACCTCGCCGGTACTGGCATTGGCCGTCGCGCCGGTGCCGTCGCCGGCAATGGTGACGGTGGCGGCGGTGTAACCCTCGCCGGGATTGGTGACGGTGATGCTGGTGACGACGCCGCCGACAACCGTCGCCGTGGCGATCGCGCCCTCGCCATCGCCGTTGATCGTCACTGCCGGCGCCGTCGTGTAGCCCGTTCCGCCGGCCGTGATGGCGATGCCGGTGACGCCGCCGGAAATGCGCTCATGGGTGAAGCCGGGGGCAATCAGGACGCGCGGGGTGAAGCCGAGCTTGCTCTCGGCTGCCACCAGAGCATGAACCCCGGTGTAGGCGCCGGTGTTGGCGTCGATGCCGCCGAGGACGTTGAGCCGCGTCGCCTTGGCGTCCGCGCCTTCCTCGACGCGAATGACCACCACGACCGCGCCGGCCTGGTCGAAGATGGCGTCGATGGCCTTCGCCAGGGTGCCGGAAGTGCCGAGGCCGGCGGCGTCCGAGCGCCGGCCGGCGATCAGCACCGGGACATTGAGGGGAAACTTGGCGGCATCCGCGTCGGGCGCCGTGCCGACGACGCCGATGACAGAGGAACGAACGGTGCGGATCGGGCGGAGGCCATCCTCAACCTCGATGACCTCGACGCCATGCAGGAAATTTTCGGTCATAGGGAGCCGACTCCGGTCCATGGAACCGGCTCACCCTCCATCTTGTCGGCAAGGGGCGCGAGTGGCCTCGGGTTGCCCGAAAGCGGGTCCGGGCAGCCCTAATCCGGCGGCGATCCGGCGAGGATGCGCTCGGCGCGGGCCGCGCGGGCCTCGGGTGTGTCGCCGTCGAGCAGGCTTTCGCAGTAGCGAACGCCGTCGATCGTGTCGGGGTGGGCGAGGCGCACGGTCTCGCGGCGAGAGTTCGTCAGGCGGCCGTAGAACACCGACACGACCTCGTCGGTCGATTTCTTGATGCGGGCTTCTTCGCGCACCGTGAATAGTGCCAGGAAGTCGAGCACCGACAGTTCGGTCGGGGATGCTGTTTCCAGGGTGAAGTCGGACAATCGGCCGGCAATAAACCGCCCGCCGTCCAACTGTACGCTGTCCTGATGCTCGACCAGCGTGGTGTAGTCGTGGCGGTTGCCCGCCGCGTCGATGAGTGTCGGCATGACCTAAAGCCCCTTGAGATGGATCACGCCATTGTTGACGCTGCCGGCATTGCCGGCTGGATTGTTTGCGGAATGGTCGAAATTCTGCCCGGCCGTCCGCCAGTTGAGGCACGTATAGGTGCCTTGGGTGTTGACGGCAAGCTGCCCGCCCGCCGCGACATCCGCCGCCGCGACCCCAAGCAGCACCGTCGGCTTGGCCTTGACGAAAGCGGCGGCATTGGCCGGGGTGGCGGTGACAAAGGAATTGCTGCTGCCGCCGGTGCCGCCGGTATCGCAGAACAGCAACCCATAGCCGTAGCGGCGGATATGGGCGTCAGCGAGCACGTTGGCGATCGTATAGACGGACCCCTGGTCGAGGCTCAGGCCGTAGGTGGCCACCACCGTCTGTGTGGCACTGCTGCCCACCACATGGATGCCCGTCTCGACCGGGTCCGGGAGCATGCGCAGCATCTTGGTCGGGACCGGGCTGATGCCGAGGCCGCAAGTCGCTACGGCCAGAGCCCCGGTAGTGACGATGTAAAAGATGATTGCATCCGCCGCGCCGCCAGCGCCGGCGGTCGCCACGCCATACACGGTGTCGTTGAGTGTCAGTAAAGAAATCGCTTCGTCGCTGGCGCCGCCGCCGAAGCTGTAGATGCTCGCGCCATGCACCGCAAACGTGCCGGCGAGGTTGACGAAGGTATAACGCAGCCCATACGATCCTGCGGCCGGGTAGACGCACACCGTGCCGGTGCTCAGCCGGGCAATAGCGAACCGCGGGAATTGGCACCCCGAGATCAACGCCTTAGGGAAGCCGGCGACCGCAGCACCGGCGGACGAGGTGCACAGGATGGACCACGCCTGCGTGCCGCTGGTGTTGTCGCCGCCGATCAGCACGAACCCGCCGGCCGTGTCCGATACGAGGCGCAGATAACCGCCGCTGCTGCCGTTGTTAGCGATGCCGGTCAGCGCGGTCGCGGCCTTGACCGTGACGCCGGCGTCGGTGATGACGCCATAATAGCCGGTGCCGAGGTTTGAGCTTGCCGCCCACATGATCGCGCCGGTCGACGACACGGCATATTTCACGTCGGCAAGGCCACCCATCCCCGACTGCAAGGTCACCGGACCGCTACGCAGACTGCCGTCGGCATTCACGGCCACGTAGTAGGCTTCGGTGGTGTTATAGCCAATATAGCCATAGCCGCCGGCCGAGATCGCCGCCGGCCGGTAATTGATGAGGCCCTGACAGGCCGGCGTGTCATGGGTCAACTGGTCGCCGTTGACCTCGTCCGAGATCGCCAAGTCCGTGGAAGTCGACGCGATGATATCCGTGACCGCGCCGGCCGCCGAAATGAACGAGATGCCGCTGGAATGAACGAGAATGAAGCCGCCGTTGCTGGTCGGCTGAATGTGTCGCTGCGACGCTCCGGCGCTGACGCCGCTGGTGATGATCTGCATGGTCGGGCCGATGATCAGCCAGACTCCGCTGGCGCTGGCCGACAGGTAACCAAGGGCGATGTTGCCGTTGGACAGGACGGCCGCAATCAGCGCGCCGATGCTGCTGGTCTGCGTCGCCAGCTGATTTTTGGCCAGCAGCGCACCCTTCGCGCTGTATTTGTAGGCTATCAGCTTGCGATTGTTCGCCGCATCCCGCGAAGCGACGAACAGGACAGTTGCGCCGTCGGCCAGAGTGACCGCGGTCGAGCCGGCGAAGGTCGAAGTGGCATGGTCGGCCGCCGTGTAATACACGGTTGCCGGACCAGCGGTCAGGGCGGCGGCGGCCGAAAACATGCCGTTCAGGTTGTTGATCGACCCGGTTTTCCAGTCGACAAAGACCGGATCGCCCGCGGCGAAGGCATCGCTGGCGGTCACGGTCACCTGAGTTGCGCCCGATACCGAGGCGCCAGAGGTGGCGGCGCCATCCCCGGAAATATACCGTCCCATCAGACATCATCCTTTTCCAGGCCGCGCACCGACACGGTGACGGTGGCCTTGTCCGCCCAGGCATAGACGATTTCGTTTTCGCTCATGACCACACTGCTGCGCTCCAGCACGCTGCCCGAGGATAGTGCCGCGCCGTATTCGAGCCAGTCGGAATCACCAGGCGCGGCCGAGGCGACGGCGAGACGCACCGCGGTGGCATCGGGACCACGGTTGACGATATTGATGTTGACGGTGCGGACCTTGGCGGCCGGCACCGCCGCGGTGACGGCCGTCACGGTCTCCGCGGCGAGTGCCGCCGTGCCGAATTTCCCGTTCATCTACTGCCCCATAAAGAAAAGATCATGGAAGGCGGCAGCCATGACGCTTTTGACGTCCGCCGGGGTGACTGCGGTAGTCGCGTCTCCCGTCTTAAACTGCTCTGGCGTTGCCAACGCAACCAGGCCGCGTCGCTCAGACGTCGCGGTCAGTTTCGCCAATTCCGGCGGTGTGACGGCCTTCTTGTCCCCCTGACCAGCCAGCACTTCGGCTTCCGTCGCCAGGCGGAGAAAGCCCCGGGTGGTTACGGTCGCGTCCGGGTGCGGGTGGTCGCCGATGCGGGTCTCGACATAGGCCTGAGAAGCGAGTGCCACGCTGCCGTCCAGCTTGAGAGTCACCGTAGCGGCAGCGGCAAGCTGAATAATGACGCGGATGACCATGTCGCGCCCGGCACCTTCCTCCAGCGCCGGCTTATAGGTGTCTGGCAGGCTCGCGACAGCGACCACATCACCGTCGGGGTCGATCAGCGCCGCCTCGCGGACCCAGAATGGCCCGATCGCCATGGGCACGACGAGTTCCGCGACCAGCCAGTCGGTATTGACCGCATCACGGTACAGGCCACTCAGCTGCGCCCGGTACACCTCGTGCGTCAGGTCCACCATGGTGTCCGTCGGCACGATCGCACTGCCGCCGCCGTCGCCGAGTGCCATCGCCGAAATCGCGAAGGGCTGAGACAAGACGATGGCGTTGTTCTGCTTCGCTCGCCCGGCCCGCGTCAACAGGGCATGGAATTGCGCCATTCTTCAAGCCTCCAGCAGCGGGTATACGGTCACCCGGTCGAGCAGGACCGGGGCCAGGGCGGAGCGACTCGATGCAGCCGCCTCCACAACGCCACCGGCATAGGGAAACACCGTGACGACATCGCCGGAAAGCATGGCCAGGGCGGAATGCCTGTCGCCGCGGACCACACCAACGCCGCGCAGGCCGACCATTTCCGACCTGATATTTTTGGCAGAGTGCACCAGCCGCTCGACCTGATCGAAAACAGCCTGGTCAATGCCACGATCACCGACTTCGACTTCGGCGCGAAACGTGTAGGGCGGGCCGGGTGGCGCGTCCTGCCACCACTCGATGAGCTTGACCGGCCGGTCGACCGCGGCGAGGGCCGCTTCTACGGCCGCGCGGGTGCCCTTATGCTTGTGGATAAAGTAGCTGGCGCGGATGGCCGCGCGCCGCTGCGCCTCTGTCCAGCCCGCATCCCATTCATCGACCGAGAGCGCCCAGGCCAACCACGGCAGCGCCGCCGCCGGGCATGTATCGGGGTTCCAGAGGTCGCCGATCACAACCGGAATGTCGGAAAGGCGCGCGATCACCTGCTCGACGTCATATTCGATCTGCGTGGAGTTGGGCGGGAGAAGGCTTTGCGCCATCAGGTGCCGACTCCGCCGCCGACCACCGTCACGCCGGTGCAATAGGCCGCCTCGACGTCGGAACAGATGATGTCGGCGACCGGTGCGGCGAGGCTGACGCGGTGTACCCCGGGCCGGTGCAGCGCGGCATAGAGAGCCGAGAGCGGGACGTCCTTGCCCAGCCCGCGAAGCTCGGACACGGTCGCGCGGACCGTATCTTCCGCCGCCTGCCGGACGATCTCGGGGTCGGGCCCTGGGTAAGCCGTCACGATGGCGGAGACCGCATAGGCGGTGATCGCTGGCGCCTTCACCGTCACCAGATCGGTCAGCGGGCGGATGTGGTCCGCGTTCAGGGCGGCATCGACCGCCGCCAAGAGCTCGGGCGAGGGGGCGCCATCACCATCGCGCGCCAGGATGTAGACGTCGACATGGCCGGGTGCTGGCATGACGGCAATCGCGTCGCCGACGCCTGCGTCGGCCCCCAGCGCGTGAAAAACATACGATCCCGCACTCCCCGCCGTGGTGATGCCCTCCAAAGCCAGTTGCGTGCGGCGGCGAAGGTCGGTGTCGATCTCGTAACGCGGCGGAACGGGCGGGATGGCGTTCGCGTTGCCGGGGTCGAGCATCAGCCGGGATACGGCAAACAGCGCCGCCAGATGGTCGAGGTTGGAGCCCGTCGCGGTCGCCAGCAGCACCGCCCGCGCTGCGTCGTTGATGCGGGCGCGGAGCAACAGTTCCCGCGCGGCGACGTCTTCGAGCAACTTGATGATCAGGTCGCTTTCGACCAGCGCCGAATAGGCCGGGTCGAGTGCCACAAGGTCGCGGACGAGGGTGGCGAAAATGGTTTCGTAATCGAGCGGCTCGATGACGGTGGGTGCCGGCAGCTTGGCGAGGTCGATGGCGGTGTAAGGCATGTCTACCCCACCACCAGGCCGTCAAGGCGAATCGCGCGGCCGTCCGGCCGGTATTCCCCCTCGATGGACAATTCGACGCGGCCAGGGGCGGCAGTGGAGAGCCGAATGCGCGACAGCTTGAGGCGGGGCTCCCAGCGGTGCAATGCCTTGGCGGCGGCGGCATAAATATCGACAATGGTTGCCGCGTTGACCGGCCGGTCAATCAGGCGGGGGATGTCCGACCCATAGTCGCGACGATGCACCCGGGTTCCGATGGGCGTCGACAGAATGTCGTGCACGGATTGGCGCAAATGCTGCACCCCATCCATCGCCCGCCCATCCGATCTGTTTGCCCCGCGCATGCGCAAAAACCCCGCTGGTCTACGGTGCGACAGTAGACCGGCAGGGCGTAAGACGCGGGCGAGATCGGGTATCCTGTTCAGCCTCCGGCGAACACGTTTCCCGACCCGGTCATCACCGCCGAGCCGCAGGCGACGGGGTCGCCGATACGGCCCAACTGGCGACCGTTGACGTAGACGGTCGAGGAGCCGGCCGCCAAAACCGAGGCGTGGCACTCCGGGATGCTCGGGCAGCAATGAGTCGCCCAGCCGTCGCCCTGGCGGTGCGCGGCGATGCCGTTGACGAACACATTGGGTGACGCCTCGACCGATGGACGTGACGGCCAACAGCCGTGGCCGGTGCACAGATCGCCGAGGCGAGTGACGGGGGGAGTCGTCATGCTCAATCGTCCGGGTTGAGGTCGATCCTGGCGCCCTTGATGGTGATGTTGCCCTCGGCCTCGATCAGGACGTCGCCAGGGATTTTCACCGTCAGCTTGTGCGCTTCCTTGTCGTAGGTGAACTCGGCGCCGTCCTCGAATTTCACCGTGCGCACGGTGGCGCGGTCGGCCGGCGCCGGGGAGTCCGAGGAGAAGGTCGCGGGCATGACCGCGCCGCCGCCGAGCTCGCCGCCGGGCGAGAGGACCATGACGGTTTCCCCAACTTCGGGCGCCCACCAGTCGACATCCTTGCCGGCCCGGCTGGTCATCCACGGCAGCCAATCGGTCACGAGATGGCCGGTCGGGTCGCTGGCGTCGCCGACCAGGACGCGGATACGCGCGGCGCCATAGTCGGCCTCGTGCACCTTGCCGTAGCGCAGCATATTGGCGATCCGACGCATGGTGTCGGTCGCCTCCTGCGAGGCGACTCCGCCGGTGCGGGTGTTGGAGGATGGCAGGCTGAACATCAGCGCACCCGATCGTAGTCGTCGGCATGAGCGGCGCCGACATAGGGCGCGGTGCCGATATAGATTTCGGCGGGCGGCGCGCATTCCGGCTGAATCACCCGCCACGGCGCGCGATAGATGACGGTGAACAGCATGCGGACGGCGCCGATCGGCACCGGACGCTTGAGGCGCTCATTTCCTTCGGTCACCTCGGCAACGTCGATGTCGGTTTTCGTCAGCCGGATCGTCGCGGTCTCCAGGCCCGGCACTTCCAGCCATTCGAGCGCGGCTTCGACCTGTCGAGCAAAGGCGTCGAGCACGTCGTCGACGTCCTCGCGCGCCAGAACGACGCACTCGACGGACAGCGCCAGGGCCCGCTTATTGGTGCCATCCCTGCCGCTGTCGGGATAGCTCTTCAGGTCGACGTCCTCTTCCCGGGCGTACACCAGGGCAACGGGCATCTCCTTGCTGTCGATCGGCCCCATGCGGGACGGATAGACGCGCTCGCCGGCCATCGTCCAGCGCTCACCCGGAGCCCCATCGGTGGGCGGAACGCGCCAGCCGGACAGGCGTTCGGCGACGGTGCGGCGAATCAGGGCTCGGGGGTGCTCGGACATGCTCACACCAGATAAAGCGGCAGGATGGTCAAGCCATCGCCGTCGTCAAGACGATCGCTCACGACGTAGCGTTCACCGTGAACCTCGACAGCGTCGCCTCGCACCATCTCGCCCGCATCTGTCGTACACAGCATGATCTGAGGCACCGGGACCGTCACCGCCGCCTCTCCGGCCTCGGCATGGGTGGTCGGGGTGCTGAACTGGGCAAAGACGCGGCGCTGGGCAGGGGTGCCGGGAAGAAGGAGCACCTCCTCCCCGGCGTTCCGAGGAGAAAACAGCGCGCGACGATTTCTCTCCGACAGCGGCGCCATGCCTTACATCTCCGCGACGCGGCGCACGGCCTCATCCCGCTCGACTGCCGTCGGGCGGTAGCCGAGGATGTCAGCCAGGGCCGACAAGCCGGGCAGGCCGCTCTTGCTGAAGTGCTCCGGGTTCTTCGGGTCGAGGAGGGCGATGGCGTCGACGATTGCTGACATGCGATCGCTGTCAGCGCCTTCGGTGGTGGGGGTGAGTACCGGCGGCGCGGCGTCCTCGTCGAGAACGCCGCCGGTGGCAGGGAGGGCTTCCGCTCCACCCTCTCCGATGCCGGAGGCCTCGCCGTCGCCCGCGCCGGGGGCGGCGGAGTCCGGCGCGATGGGAGGGGTGGGCGCCCGCTGCGGCGCCCACTTGGCAAAACCACGCCGCACGAGGGATTCGGCCTCGGCCGGGTCGCCGATGGCGACGACCGAGCCGGGGGCGGCGGAGCCATTTTTCGTGACCAGCGTCACTTGTGCGATGACGTCCGGCATCAGCGCACCGTCAGGCAGCCGGCGGCGTTGACGCGGTACGGCACCATCAGCGGCGCCGACTGCATCATGATGTACCGCGCGCTCGGATCTTCGACCTTCCACGACTTGGGGAACATCTTCATGGCGCGGAGGACGTCGATATCCTTGATGGCGCCGAAGTGGCGCACCCCCTCGATACCGCGGCTGCCGACCACGACGGTGTAGTCGGGGATATACTGCTTTTCCTGGCCATCGACCGGGTCGAGATATTTGCCGAAATAGACCCAGATGCGCAGGTCGCCCATCACCGCCATCAGGCGCATGTTGTCGCGGCCGATGATGGTGATGCCGGTGCGCGTCCGGGCCTCGTTCAGGGTGGCGATGTTGGTGTCGACCGCATCCTTGAATTTCGGGTCGGCCTTGAACAGCTTCCACGCCTTGGGGTCCATGATGGCGTCCGTCGGCGCCACACCCGATGCCTGGGCAACCAGCTCGACATGGTCCTCAAGGGACTGCATCGGCGACACGCCGGTTTCGTCCCAGCGGTCGCCGCCGGTGAGGACGCGGGTGAGGTCGGCCTCGCGGCCGAAGTCGACGACGACCGCCGGGTATTCCTCGCCGACGATGGTCGCCTTGCCGGTGCGCACCGCCTCGCAGGCCATGACCTCGAAGCGACGGTGCAGCATGTCGGTCTGGTCCATCAGATCGTTGGCGATCGCCAGCATGATGCGTTGCGCCGGACTCAGGGTGCCGCCGATCTTTTCGCCGACCGTCCGGCGAAAGGCGCGGTTGGGGTTGAACACCCGCTTGTCCTTCACGTAGGCGGGGGCGAACGATTTGGTGGCGTAGCCGCGCGACGAGATGATCTTGCCCTCGACCAGCGGCGAGACGAAGGGCGAGATGCGCGGCCGGCCCTTGTCGACGTCGAACATGATGGTTTCCGCTTCGGAGGTTTCCTCGACGGGAAAGAACATGTCCAGAACGAATTGGGGCGGCGTCGGGATGTCCGAGACGACGCGGGTGAGGACTGTGGTATCAAAAATGTCCATGGTTCCCCCTTAGGCCGCGACCGGCTGCAACAGGCGGATGCCCAGCTTGTGCAGGACATCCTTGACCGAAGCGGCGGTGTGGCCTGCGCCGAAGATGACGAAGCCAGCGTTGAAGACGCCGCCCTCGTAGACGATCGCCGCGACATCGGCACTTGTGGCACAGGCATCCTCGCCAAGAATGCCGCACGGCTCATCGCTGCCGTCGACCGCAGCGGCAAGCGACTTGACCAGCTTGCCGGAGCCGGCCGCGATGGTGATATCCCAGCCGTCGCCGACGGCAAGGTCGGCCGAGCCGTCGGCCGTAGCGAACATGACGCCCACGGCGTGGGTGGTGCCGACCGCGACGTCGCCGATGACGTAGCCGTCGGGATCGGTGACGCGCAACGTGCCGCCGTCGGCCGCGGCGGCAATGCAGCGGACACGGTAGAGGCCGACCTTGGCGCCGGCCAGGACGGGCGTATCGGCGTCGAGGGTGAGCGTGCCATTGCCGGTGTTGCCGCCGGCCTTGATGGCGACTGCGGCGGCGCCCTTGGTGACGCGCCCGAGCAGCGTGCCGCGCAGCAGTGTGCCCGCGCCGTTGGCGATGGTGCCGAGTCCGCCGAGCACCATGCCGGCGACCAACTGGTCGGGCGTGTAGGTGCCCTCAGTCTGGAAAAAGGCGTTCTTCATGAGGGAGGACTCCTTACTTCGGCAGGAAGGCGCTGATCTGGGCGGCAAGGACGTCGGCCGGATCGCCATCCGCCGCGGTGGTGCCGGAGTCCGAGGGCGGCTTGACGGCGGCTTCATCGCCCTGGATGCCGGCGAGGGCCGCCGCCTGGCGGGCAGCGCCGGCATCGGCAACGGCGAGGGCGAAGGCCTCCGGCGCGGTGCCCTCGGCAATGGCCTTGTCGATGTCGGCAGCGCTGGCGCCGAGGGCGCCGAGCTTGCGGATTTTGCCGATACGCTCGCGCTCGGCGGCGGCGCCCATGGCGCGGAAATGGTCGGCGATCGCCGGGGCGGCGGCGACGGTCTCGACGGTGATCGCCGGAGCGGTGGCGACCGGCGGCGTCTGAGTCTGCTGTTCAGCCATGATGGTTCCCGAAGTTGTGGAGAGATGACCGGCGGGGGCGCCGAACGGATCGGCGGATTTGGTGCGGGAGGCGAGTTCGGCGAGGGCGCCTTCGAAGCTGCCGAGGCGGTCCGCCATGCCGGCGGCGACGGCGGCGGCACCAACTTCGACACCACCATCCCAGGACAGGACTTTTTCGCGGTCGATGCCGCGGTATTCGGCAACGGCGCCGACAAACACCTCCGCCATGGCGTCGACGCGGCGCTGTATGTCGGCACGCCCCTTATCGGTGGCGGGGTCGGATGCCTTGCTGGGCGATTGCGAGGACACGAATTCGTAGGTCTTGACGCCACTCCGCGCATCCCGTTCGCGTGTGTCCGCGAAGGCCGCGCGCACACCGACTGATCCCAGGACGGCGGTATCGGCACAGACGATCTCGTCGGCCGCACAGGCAAGCCAGAATGCCGCCGAGCAACCCATGCCGCCGACATAGGCGACGATCGGCTTGCGTCCGCGCGCGTCGAAAATGGCGCGGGCCAGCTCAGACGCCCCCGTCACTTCTCCGCCCGGCGAGTCGATCTTGATCAGGATGGCGCCAACGCCGGGGTCGTCGAGCACGGCGGCGCAGTCGCGGCGCAGCATGTCGTAGGAGGTTGCGCCGGAGTAGGCGGTAAACAGGTTGGCCTTGGCGAACAGCGGTCCATCGACATACAGGATGGCGACGCCATCGCGCACGCCGGCCCGCTCGGCATCGGTCAGCCGGGCAGCGCGGTAGGCTTCCAGTGCCTCCGGCGTCACTTCGTGCTCGCGCGCCGCGATCTGCAGGATACCCTGCAGCCGCTCGTCCTGGTCGATCGCCCAATCGGCGGCGAATGCCGCGTCGCACGCGTTCATCCGCGCTCCTCCTTGTCCTGGGCATCGGGATCGGCGGCATCAAGCGGTGGGCCGCCGTTGTCGCCGATGGGGGCAACAGACTCGAGGCCAGCCTCGCGGCGCGCGGCGACTTCCCTGCCTCTGACCGCGTTCTTGCGGCGCCAATCCCCCCCGGTCGTCTCGGCGGTGATTTCCTGGGCGGTTTTCCAGCCGTGCGCCTCGTAGATTTCGTTGGCCTCGGCTTCCTTCTTGGGGTCGAGGGAGATACGCGCCGGCCCGATCCACTCGGCGCCACACCAGGCGGCGCGGGCGATGGGGTCGATGAAAAAACCGGGCGCATCAAGCAGGCCGAGGGCGACGCACTCGGCAACGAACCACTCGTAGACCGGCTGGCAGAACGACGCGGCCAGCCAGGCGCGTTCGGTGCGGAAAAATTGCCAGGCGGTTTCCAGGGCGGCGCGGCTGGCCGAGTAGCTGGCCGTGAAATGACCGAGCAGCACCTCGTAGGGGATTTCCAGGGCGATGCCGATCTGGCGCACCACGGCAATGAAAAACGGGTCGAACTGAGCGTTGGGCCGGGCCGGATTGGCGAAGGTGATGTCCTCACCCTGGGCCAGATTGACGATAGCGCCAGGGCCCAGGCTGGTATCAGCGTCCTCGGCTTTCTCAAGGTCGCCGCCGTTGCCATGGGGCGTCTTGACGAAGACCGTGAAAAAGGCCGACAGCACAGCCGCCATCAGCTCGGCGTCAGCGTAGCGCTTGAGCTGTTTGAGCAGCTTGATCACTGCCGCCAGATACGGCACGCCACGGCGGGTTCCCGAGCGCGTTTTCTTGCGATGATGCAAAATCAGCGGCTCGCCGGATTCCGGGCCGATCGCTGGGATATAGGTGAAATCCTCACCCATGCCGGGCGTTCCGAGGCGGTCGCCCGGATGAAAATCGCTGACATAGAAGCCCAGCGGGGCGCCGTGCGGGTCGACCCGGATGCCGGCGGCGCAGTCGAGAGTCGCCGGGACGGTTGGCGGATTGGCGACGCGGTCCGCCTCGATGATCTGCAGCGCCAGGCCAACGAAGGCCCGGGGGCCGGGCAGGTGGCGGCGCATGGTGAAGCTGTCACCGGATGCCCGGGACGAGCGATAGACGATCTGCTGCAGGCCGGCGAAATTGGTAGCGCGGCTGGCGTCGCACAGGGTCGAGTTGGCCCACAGGCCGAACAGCAACTCGGCACGCCGCTGGAAGGCCTCCGCCTGCTCCCCGGAAATACCCAGCACCTCCTCGACGACGTCGGAGCGCAAAGTCAGGCCGGTGTTGACCACATTGGTGGTCAGGCGCCCGAGCGTGCCATGCGCGATCGGGTCGTTGTGGTCGAGATTGCGGGAGCGTGAGCGCAGTGTCGACAGGGCACCCAGAGTATCGCCGTCGCCGCTGCCGGGGTGGGTGCTCCAGTTCTTGAACGCCTCTTCGTCGTCGCTGGCGCCGTCGTAGTCGCCGCCATTGAGCACGTAATGGCTCATGACACTGGCGAACGCTTTCATCTCGCCGCGGGTGAAGCCGGCGATAGCCTTGGTGCGCACCGGGATGCGGACGCGCGGCTTGGTCACTTCGGGATCATCCGGCCGAGGCGCGGGCCACGGTGGGGGCGGATACCGGCCGCTTCAGCGGCGGCGAGCGGCTCCAGACGCTTCCGCTCGGTGAGCAGGTCGGCCAGCCTGCCGCGCTCATGCTCGTTCCCGCCCGCGACGAAGCGCTGCCCATCCTCAAGGATGGCCGTGATCGCCGCGTTGACCTCGGCCAGTTGCTGTTGATAGGTCGTCGCCAAGGCTTGTCCCCGCCGGTATGCCGGATTGCACCTTACGGCGGGGGCGGACGAGGCGTTGACGAGGTCGGGTACTCATACCGGCGCCCTCGCCGGGCGCGCTCCGCGCTTGGCCGCCGCCTCAATGGCCGCTTGAGGGCCGGCGCACCGGTCCGAGCCTGTGTCAAATGTTCCGCTCGCCGGTATCACACGCGGATACCGCGGGAGCGGTAGCGTTGGCGGGGCGGCGGCTTAGGCTTGGGCGGCGGCGGCGGAGTCGGTGGATCGCTGTCGGCCGGCGGCAGAGCGAGCGGCGGCGGGGCCGACAGAAGGGCGGCGCGGCGATCAAGGTCGATCGCGGTCAGCGAATAGCGCGCGGCCATGGCGTAGACGCGGCAGTCGAGTGCTTCATTGCGGGCACTCTCCGACTTTTCCCAGACGGTGTAGGGGAAGCCGTTCCGGTGCTTGGTAATCGCCTTTTCGGCCGTAAGCTGCTCGAAGTAAGTCTCGGAATAACGCGTCGGGAAATGGCAGCAGCCCGGGCCGCCGCGGATGCTGAGGCGCTTGTAGATCAGGCTTTTTGCCGTGTCGACGCCCAATAGGAAAATGGCGATTTTCTTGCCCTTATTGACAGTCGCCTGTTCCGGCCAGATCGGATGAGGCCCGCCCCGCCCCTTGATGGCGTAGATGCGGCGGCCGAAACGCGGCCGACAGAAGTCGTAGACGAGCTGCGTGTTGTCTCCGCTGTCGACGCAGGCGGTTTCGATGCGAAGTTCCCGGCCGCAGGGATGCTTGAAACGGCGTTCGAGCACGTCGTCAAGCGCCTCCCAGAACGCTTGCGTCGAGGGGTCGCCGTAGTGGCGCACGTAGTCGAGCGACCATGTCTGCTCCCCCAGGCCATGGCCAAGGATCTCGACCTCGAAGCGGTCGGGCTGGATGTCGGCGCCGGCGGTGATGAGCAGCACCCACGCAGGGACCGGGTCGGCGGCATAGTGCTCGCGGCGCGAGAGGAGGCCGGTAGCGTCGACCGTCTCGCCCGATTCCTCCCAGGTCTCGGCGAGGGTGGTGTTGACCCAGGTTTTCAGACGATCGGGAAACGGCTTGGATTCCAGGAATTTCTTGACGATTTTCGGAATCGTGGTCCATGGCGAGGCCAGCTTGTTGAGATGGAAGCCGGCATGGCCGTCGAAACGCGAGCGCTTGCCGCAGCCCGGGCAGAGCGAGTGGCCGACATCGTCCCATTGCGACGGGGTGCGCTTTTCGCCGCCGCAGCAGGAAAATTCCGCCGTCTGGCGCCAGCCGCGGTCGGGAAAACTCATGGCGCAGCGAATAGCACGCAGGCGCTCGGCCTCGGACCATTTGCAGCCGCATGATTCGCACCAATAGGCGGCCGTCTCGGGCTGGCCTTCCTCCCATTTGACTTGCGTCCATTTCAGCGGGTGGCGCTCGCCGCAGTGCGGGCAGGGCACGAAAAAGCGCCGCTGGTCGGACTCGTTGTAGCTGGCCTCAATGCGGCTCTTGCCCTTGACGGTGGGCGTGCTGAAGAGGCCGATTTTCCGGTTCCAGAAGGTTTCCGTCCGCTCGACGACGAGCGAGACGGGGTCGCCTTCCTTACCGGCCGATGGCGGGTAGCGGTCGACCTCGTCGCACAGCACGACACGGATCGGGCGGGATGCGAGGGAGGCCGGGCTGTTGGCACCGGCCATGGTGATGTGACCACCTGGAAAAGTCTTGTGCAGGATGGTGTTTTCCGAGGCCTTGGACTTGTTTTCGACCAGACCCTGAAGTGCAGGCGTGTCGCGCAGCATAGGGACGAGACGGTCTTTCGACCACGCCTCGGCCATGGTGAGCGTCGGCTGCAGCACCATGATGGGGCTGGGATCCTGGTCGATGAAATTGGCGACGACGTTGTTCAACGATTCAGTTTTGAACACCTGCGTACAGGCCATGACGGAAACCTTCTCGACCTCCGGGTCGCTGAACGCGTCCATGACGCCCTTGGCCGGCGCGACGCGCTCGGTCGACCAGCGGCCGGGTTCGGACGATGCCTCGGGCGAGAGCATGCGCTTGGCGTCGGCCCACTCGCTGACGGTGCGCTTGGGTGGCGGCGCGCACGACCGGGCAATCGCCTGGCGCACGGCGCGGCTCAATTGCTGGCGCGACAGCGGGCGGATTTCGTCAAGAATGTTGGGTGTCGGGGCGTCGGGCGGTGGAGGGCCGGGGGAGGCGCGCACCCTCCGCCGGGCGCCTTGTCCTTTGCCGGCCGGGCGGCTACTCGCCGGGCTCATCGTCAGACTTGTCGCAGTCCTCGACATAGCTGACGACCTCGCCGAGCGCCTCATAGATCATCTTGTCGACATGAGCGATGATGGCGGCGACACCCTCCGGCGGGGTGCTTTCCTGGACGATCGGGCGCAGCTTGGTGGGGATCGCCAGCAGGCGGGTTTTCACCCGGGAAAATTCGGTCGCGACGACGCCGGAAACCTCGCTGATCGGCACCACCTCGTTGCTTTCGCGGGCGAGGGCGAGCTCCTCACGCCGAGCTCGGGCGGCGGCATAGCGGCGTTCGGCCTCCTCCTTTGAGGACTTCGACATGTCCCCCTTGGCGGCTGCCGCCTCGCGCTCATTCAGCCACTTGGAAACGTCAGCCGTGTCGAATTCGTAGTCCTGCCCCTTGCGACCCGCCTTCTTGACCGGCATGCCGGCCTTCATCCACGCCGTGACGGTCGGAAGCGAGACCCCGAAGATTTCGGACAGGACGTTGCGGTTGACGATTTTCCCCATGCATCATGGTCCGCGTGCGGGCTCGGGGCAGAAAGCGAGAGCGCGTTGCCTGAAAAAAACGCCCCGCCGCCGTGGGTTACAAGGCGGCGGGGCGAGAGGCAGGAGAAACGTCGTGACGCCCTCACCCTACCGATGATCGGCGGATGGGCCGAGAGAGATCAGGTGCCCTATCAGGACTGGTCGACGCCTTCCTCGACCTCGATCTCGGGCAGCTTGGCGTAATGCCAGGTGTGGGGCTTCGGCTCCTCGGAATAGTGCACGGAGGTGCGCCAGACGTGAAGCACGCCGGGCGCCGCCGCCTCGGGGACCAGCAGGCAGTCGTTGAGGCCGTCCACGGTCACGACGAGGTTGGCCCAGCCGGGATTGGCGGCGGTGAGGCTCGGGGTGGAAACGCACACGACCTTGGCGGGGCGCGTCTGACCGTCGGGCAGGACGAACAGCACGTCATCGCCGACGGCGACCTCGTCGGCAGCGGAAGGTTTCTTAACGCTCATTTTCGGCTTTCCTCGTGGCAGAAATTACGGAGAGCCGAAACCGTGGCAGCCCAGCGGCGAACACGCAGGCCGGTTCGCGTTTCCCTCCGGTTTCCATCCCGACTTGCTATTTGAGCCACCAATGGCGGCCGACACGTCGGCCGCGCAACCGCCAGAGTTTCCGCGCATTCCCGGGCGATCGGCGAGTTGGCCAGCCTGAGGGGAATGGAAACAAAAAGCGCACGTTGAAATATTATTACCTGGAAAACGCCCGGGCTCCCGCGGGACCCGCACCCGGCGGCGGCCCAGGGGGAACCGGCTAATACTAACGGGTAGGTATAGGTCGAATGGGTAGGTGTACTTTCGGGTAGGTTGCCGGCGGGCGGGTCATGGGTCTGCGGCCCGGTCACCTCGCGGTCGACATGGCAAGCTCGTATGCCCATTGGAAATTCCGGCTGAAGTTTCTCTTTACCGTGTCCGATACATCGTCGAATAACCCGAGGCGAGGCCTGACGGTCGTCTCGTCATCAAACACATACATCAGCCGGATGGGCTGCTTTTTCTTTCCGGCATTGCCGCCTCTTGTCATCAGCCTCTTTCTGCCAAACCTCTGCCATACGGCCATTGTGTCGCCGCCAGACTGCAAGGGGGCGATGAAGTAACCGGATCGGCGCAGCATGGCGGAGGGCCAGCGGCTTCTTCTGGTGAGTTGGGTTCTTGTCTTACGGGCGCCATAGGGAATGGACAGGCTCTTGACGTGCCTCGTCTTATCTCCGCCTGTTTCCTGCAACTCCATATAGCGATCAATGGATCCCACCTGTGCCGTCAGATGGCGTTTGTTGGAGGGCTTCATGCGGATACCCTTCGCCGTCCATGGTCCGCGGATGGTGAACTTCTCGCCGAGATCACCCTTGACTCTGACCTGGGATTCCTGCGCCGTCCTGTTGAGGGCACGAGACAGGGCGTAAGGCGCCTGCCGTCCAAGCTCTCGGAGCTTTTCCTTTTGGCGCCGGTCGAGTTCGATGACGATGCTGATCATGGTATTCCTTCCGGGCAATCGTTGCCCCGGCTGTTCTTGCGGTCAAGCAATCGTTGCCCTACCGTTTGTCAGGACGAAAGGCGCATCCACCACCATTCGAGACTGACCCCAATGACCGAACCGAAAGGCTTCGCCGCAGCCCGGCGCAAGGCGCGCGAGCTCGTCGACCACTGCGCCTTCTACGGCATCCCGGTTGCGGTGATGGTCGGCGCCGATGTCGACATGTCCACAATCGACCCGGAGCATTTCGGGCAAGCCGAATTCGAAGCCTGGCGCAAGCGCATGGGATGGAGCCACAAGAAGGCGGCCGAGGAACTCGACATATCGCTGCGGATGGCGAAATACTATTCCGGGATGGGTCGGACGGCGACCGGGCCGGCGCAGCCGCCGAAGGCGATTGCCCTCGCGTGCGAGTCGCTGGAAACAGCGAAAGGCCCGGCTCGAAGATCGAACCGGGCCCTGCACGCTGACCGAGAGGAGAGCTCTACATGATGTCCTTGCCAAGGGACGTCACCACCCTTGCCGGGTGAAGTGACTATGCCGCCGACCGAGGCGCCGGAAAACCTCCCTCGAATACCATGTCGCAACAGCACCGCTCAATCCATATTGAGGGCGCGCTTGTAGAGATCCAGCAGTTCCTCGGTTTCCTTCCGCACATGCTCTTCCTGTTTCCGCATGGCGATGATTTTTCGCATGATCTTGACGTCGAACCCCGTGCCCTTGGCCTCGGCGAAGACATCCTTGATGTCCTTGCCGATATTGCCCCGCTCCTCCTCAAGCCGTTCAATGCGCTCGATAAATTGGCGCAAGCGGTCCGCGGCGATGCCGCCGACGTCGGCAACCTGATCAATGACGCCGCTGTTGTGCCCCATACCGGCCATGACGCTTTCCCTTTCAGAATTCCCACTCATCGACTCGCGCCGGCGTCTGGGCTCGGGCAGCGTCGAGGCGGAGGTTGATGTCGGCGAGATAGTCGGCTTCCCGCTCGCACAGGACGGCGGAGAAGCCTTCGAGAATGGCGGCAACGCCGGTTGTCCCGGTGCCGGCGAAGGGGTCGAGGATGACTCCGCCGGGGGGCGTCACCAGGCGGCAGAGCCACCGCATGATCTCGACCGGCTTCACGGTCGGGTGGGCGTCGAGTTCCCTGTGTCCGCATGACGGCTTGCCGATGGTGTGGGCGCCGCACGTCCGGCAGCGATACACCCGCTCACCGCTCGACGCCTTGGCGCTGTAGAAAAAACGGGCAGCCGAGGCCGGCGCGTCGTGGGGCGCGAAATCTGCGTCGGATGTGCCGGCGAAGGCGCCATAAACCGATCTCGTCTTGTCGGTGTTGCGGGTGCGCAGCGGTGCCGCCTGCCCCTTGTCCTGGCCGAAAGCGGCGAACAGGTCGAGCACCTCGGCCGAGCCGTCGTGCAGGACGTTGGCGGGGAACCGGCCGGCGTCATTCAGGTTCTCGCCTGTGATATCTCGTGATCCACCCTTGCGATACCCGATGGCGACGGTGTCGCGACGACCCGCCCGACGCCAATTCGGATCATCACGACCGTCCGTCGACACCCGGCACCCGCCGATATTCAGTGCTCCGGTCCCGGTCGCCAGCACTTGCCGGGCAATGGAGGACTCGGCCAGCGGCTTGCGGGCGAGCACGATCGGCTCATAGGCCGGCTTGATGTCGGTCCCCCAATCCTCCCAATTGGCTGCTTCCTCGGTCAGACGGCGAATCAGCCGGTCGCGGACGGAAAAACGCTGCTCGCCAAACCCGGCAATATCGCTTTCATACTCGCCAATCACTTCCGCGCCATTCCAGTCATCGCCCGGTCGTCCCTTGCGGTCGTTGAGTCGCTCGACCTCGGCGTCCATCCCGTCGCCGAGGTCGAGCGCCGCCTTGAGGATCGCCCATTGCGCCATGGTCGGTGTCGCCGGTTGGCTATCGGTGTCGCGGGCGGCCCAATGGTCGATCAGCCGGGAATGGCAATCGCCGAAGTGATGCACCAAGTCGCGCGAGGTCATGCTCTGGGCATCCATGGCCGCCCGCACGAAACGGCAGACGACACGCTGCGGAGCCTCATCTTCGCGCCGCATCTTGGCGATGCGTTTGCCGATGTTGTCGGACTTCGGAAACCCGGTCCCGAAGATCCACGCCAGCAACCCGCCAAATTGGCTTTCCTCAATGCAACGGAGGAAAGCCTCGGCCTGCCGCTCCGACAGTGTTTCGAGGAACTCGACGACCGTCCGATCACTGAACAGGAACAGCGGCGAGTTGCGTATTTCGAATCCCGCGTCCTCGATGGCGACGGCCAGCCGGTGATAATTTTTCGGTGCACCGAAGGCGACCAGATGGGCCCCGGGCTTGAGAACGTCGAGCACAAGCCGCCAGGTCGCCGGGTCGAAGGCGATGTCGCCGCCGTCCCACTGCTTGCCCATGAAGCCGGCTGCGGCACGGCGATAGACTCCGCTCGGCCCGCTGGACTTGACCGGCGCCGCCGCCGTGCCGCCGAAGCGCTCGACGATCGAGGCGAGGTGATAGGGCGGGTCGACCACGCACGAGTCGAACGCGATGCCGCACTCGGCATACATGCGCAGGGTGTCCCGGCAGTCACCGGCCTCGACGATGACGCTCATGCGGCACCCCGCTTGATGATCCTGGCGCGGCGCTCTGCCTCCTCGGCTCGGCGGGTGTGCTCGGCGAGGTGGCGGCCGACATTGGTCGACGCCCACAACAACTTGCCCCTGAGCGAACTCAGGGCGCCGAAAACGTCGGCGCGGGTCGGGGTGAAGCGCAGGTAACGGGTGATCGTATCGACCGCTGCCTCACCAAGTTCAACGGGGAATTCGCTGAACACGCTGGCGATGGCGCGCGTGTAGGTGCCCGGGTCGGCAAGGTCGCGGCCGGGATAGGCGCCGATCAGGTTCGCGGCAAGGGCGGTCGCGTCGCGATCCCGCGCCCTGGTCATGAGGATGGCGCGCACCTCGGCAACGATGGCCTCGCAGGCGTCGGCCGGGATGAGTCGGGTATAGCCGTCGACCCGTTCACAGGACTGCAATGCCGGGGCGTACTGGGTGACGGTGGGCATGCGGTTGATGGCAAGGCCGAGATTATCCCGGATGACGGCCGGCAAGGTGGAGATGGTGTCGGTCATCGGCGTTCGTGCTCCTACGCGCTCTCGCGCGCCAAGGCGGCGGCGTGCATACGGGCGAGGTGGTCCATGGCGTCGGCTGTGGTTTGGCGTCCGGGGCTCGTCGGGCGGCCGGGCTGCGGTGCGGTCCGGCGGTCGGCGTAAAAGCCTTCCATCAGCCGCGTGAAGGATTTTTCCTGGCAGAGAAAATCGAGGTCGGCGCGAAATCCGCGATCCGTGCCGCCGGTCAGGAAAGGGGACTCGGCGAGTTTTTCGAGGGCGATCATCCATCCCTCGATGCCTCCGCAATCTCGCAGGCGGGCGGCCAGCTTGCGGCGGCGGGCGTCGGAAATTTTCTGCGCGACGGGCAGATCCAAGGCGGCGGCCATTTCGTTGTAAAGGTTGACAGCCTCGGAAATTTCCTCACCCCTCGAAACTGACGCGGCGCGATGAGCATCTGAGGAGTCTCCGTCAGGAGACTCTTTTATTGTTAGGTTCCTGGTAGATTGGGGGGCACCAGATGCCGCCTTTTCGGCGTGAGGCGCCGCCTTTTCGGCATCAAGGCGGCATGAGGTGCCGGCTTTATCGTCAGACCCGGCATGTGGTGCCGCGTTTTTTGTAATGAATTCGGCGTGAGGTGCCGCCTTTTCGGTATCAAAGCGGCATGAGGTGCCGGCTTTATCGTCAGACCCGGCATGTGGCGCCGCGTTTTTTGTAATGAATTCGGCGTGAGGTGCCGCCTTTTCGGCATCAAAATCGGCACACGCTGCCGTATTTTTCATCTCAACCCGGCATGACACGCCGGCTTTATCGTCGGCAGCGCGGACCCTCGGATGATCCACGAGCCGCTGAAGGTCAATACGGTATTCTGTCGCCCTGCCTCGTCCACCCTTCCGGCTGCCAGTGCATACCAGAATCTGGATTTGCTCCAGGTACCGGAGGGCGTCGCGGGCGGCACGCTCTGACATGCCACAGTCCTCCGCCGTCGTGGCAACGGCAGGGAATATTTTTCCCCCGCTATCATCGGCACGGTCAGCCAGCCGCAACAGGACCGTCTTCTGTATTACCGGCAAGCGGGCGGCCCACACGAGGCGGGAGACAGTCAGGCTCATTCCGCCGCCTCGGCGACATGCGCCCATTCCTGCAGGTTGGCGCGCACCAGGGCCTCGGCCATGACGGGGGGAACAGCGTTGCCGCAGCAATGGACCTGGGCGTCGGCCGGCATGGGGACCATCACCGTCTTATTGCCGCGGCGCCGCTCGACCAGCGGGTCGATAATGTAGGTTTCGGGGAACGACTGCGCTCGAAACAACTCGCGGGGCTTCAGCATGCGCATGCCGATATCCATGATCTGGTAGTCGATCCCCGCCACCGTCACCAGACCGAGGCGGTGCCTGGCGGTGACGGTGTGCATGGGGTCGCGGCAGTCCTGGCCGTGCTCGGCCGCGCCGTAGTATTTGACCAGGAAGGCGCGCACCTCGCCGAGGTGGAAGCCTTGCGCCGTTACCGTCGGCATGGGCCGGGCGAGGCGCTGTCCGTCGGCGTGGTTGCGCAGGGTGAGGAGGTGGCTGGTCACCAGGGCCTGATGCGAGCCTGTTCCCAGCACGCTCGACAGCGGCTCGTCGACCTTGCAGCCGACCACGCCGGTGTTGTGCTGTGCCATCCACGGCGTCACGAGCGCCATCTCGCCGCGGTGCGCGGCGGTGACGGTGCGAAGGGGTTCGTCGATCGACCATGTCCGCCGGTCGCCCTGATGGGTCACGGGGATGATGAAGGGATCGGCGCTTCCCAGGACAAAGCGGCGCAGGCCGGCGAAGATGCGGGCCATGGTGGCGTCGGCCAGCGGGCGAGTCCGATCGAAGATGCTGGGGCAGGGGATCGACCAGTCGATGCATTCGGCGGCGGTGCGCCAGGGCAACGGCCGGCCTGGACCATGCGTCGGCGCCGGCCAGCCGATCGGCGCACCATCGCGGCGGGCGATCAGGAACAGGCGCTGGCGGATTGTCGGTGCGCCATAGTCGCAGGCACGCAGCACCCGCCATTCCACCCGGTAGCCGAGGCCGCGCAGCCGACGGAGCCACTTCTTGAATGTCTCGCCCAAGCCCTTGTCGTCGATCTTGGCCGAGTCCGGCACCATCAGCGGCTTGCCGGTCGCCTTGTCGAGGACCGGGGCGCCGGCCTCGTCGAGCTTGGGGATCAGCGGGCACCACGTCAGGAACTCAGGCACGTTTTCGAGCATGATGACGCGCGGCGCCACCCGCTCGGCGTAGTGGACGACCACCCAGGCCAGATCCCGGATGTTGCGGTCGAGCAGCGCGGCGCCCTTGGCCCGGCTGAAATGCCGGCAGTCCGGCGAAGCCCACAATAGCCCGACGGGATGGCCGGCGGTAACGTCCTCGGGATCGGCCCGGGTTACCGACTGCTGCCAATGCCGGGTCGCCGGGTGGTTGGCCGCGTGCATCGCCAGGGCGTCGGCGGAATGATTGACCGCGTCGTCGGGATCACGGCCGATCGCCATCTGAATACCCTTGGACGAGCCGCCGCCTCCGGCGAACAGTACGATGGCTTTCTCGCGGCTGGGAGCGGCTCGCCGGGCGGAGGCGAACTCGGGAAAGAGCATGGTCATGACGGCAGTCCCAACAAGTCATTGAGGATGCCGGGGACGTTGTCGTCCGGCAGGCGGACCGTTCCGAATGCGTCGAAGTCGGACCATGGGTCGAGATCGCAGGCGAGAACGCGGGCGCGATCGACCATCGCGAGAGCACCCGCATGGTCGTTGCGGAAGGGGCCGGCAAGAAGGCGATAGCCGCCGTTTCGCCGCATACTCACGTAATAGTTGCCTGGATTGGCGTCCGGGACTTGAGTCATGATGCGGCCTCCGGGAAATTCAGCGAGACGAAGGCGCCGAAATGCGCACGGACGGCGGACTGCCATCCTGGCCGACCGCTGCAGGCGCCTTTCGCGGATCATTGAAGTCGGCCCATGCAACCGTGCGGTAGAGGCCGAGATTGACCCATCGGGCGAAGGCCCGTAGTTCGGGCACAGCCTGGTCACGATTGTAGATCATGACAAATGGCAGGATGCGCCGCGACCGCATGGCCTCGAAGCGGTGGAAGATCGTCCCCCATGTCTCGGTCGGATCGAAACCGACCAGCATGTAAGCCATGACCATATGCAGCGGGAAGCCGGCCGCCCGTAGTCGATCGGCGCCACGAAAAAACGCGGCCTCGTCGTCGATGTCGTCCCATGCGGTGTAGAGGCGCCGCCGCCTGAAGTCGCTGTCGCGCAACTTCATCGCCGCGCAGGCCGCAGCCTGCTCGTCGGTAAGGTGCCGCAGGTTTACGCCCTGGGTCAGGCAGACGGTGAAATTTCCGGTGACAATTTCATCGACGCGCGCCCGCCATGCGGGGGCCGGCTGGCCGAAGAAGTCATTGTCGAGGAGGAGGATCTTCCGTCGATATCCGGGGCCGCGCCAGATTTTGGCCACTGTGGCGGCTACGCGGACGCGCCCTTCTTTGGTCGGAACGACACAGAACTTGCAGTCAAACCTGCAGCCTCGCTGGGTAAAGCCAATTGACGGAGTAAAATTCGGGTACAGGCTGTAATCGTATCCATCCCATGGTCCGCCGATTACATCCTCGACAGTGACTGCTGCCCCCTCCACGCCGGTCCCGCCGACAATGGCATCAGGCCATTGCCAGCAGAATTGCTCAAGGCGGGTAGCTGACGACTTGAAAATTGCGCTACCATAGACAGTGTCATAGGCAGGAGTTATGAGGTCACGACCAATATCGGTGGTCAGGGTGACAGTATCACCTCTGCTGCGATGCCAGTGCGCCAGCTTCATCAGGGCGAGGTTCGGGAAGGCAAGACCGTCAATCTGGACGAGGAGGACTCGCTTCATGCCGCGCCATCCTGGCCGATTCCAGCCGTCTGAATGCCCTCGTCGAGGAAGTCGCGGCAGTGCTGCAGGATCAGCAGCAGCCGGGCGGTTGCGTCGTCGCTGGCCAGGAAGGCGGCGCGCTTGCGCATCGCCAGCTTCAGATCCCAGATGCCGACCGTGTCGTCGAGTCCGTAGAGTCCAGCAAGCTCCCGCAACAGGGCCTGGCCGTCGTTGCGTACGTAGTCGGCCTCGGTCTTGGCCTTGGCTATGATTTTCTGCGCCTGTTCCTCGGCTCGCTGGACGATCCTGCGCGATTCTTCCGGCGCGCGCAGATATTGGGCGATCTCCTGCCCGAATCGCTGGCCGATTTCGCGCATGGCGTGGGCTGTGACGCGGTCCTCGATCTGGCGACGCTGATAGCTGCCCTCACTCCATTCGATCGAGGCTGTACTCGGGGAGAGCGTCCGAGTGGGCCGTGCCGAAATCAGCTTGCACATGGCAGCGAGCGGAAGCTCGAGGGTGCGCAGCGTCGGCTTGCGGAGATGGCGCCACAGGCGTTCACCGCGCACGATCAGGCCGCAGCCCGGCGGGACATCGGCGACCGTCACCAGGCCTTGCGGGACAGCGAAGGTGATGCCCTGGGAAAATGCCAGGTATTTTTGCCACTTGCCGGAGGTGACGTCGGAACGGAAGTCCGCCACCGACACCTTGACCTCGTAACAGATAGCCTCGGGGTTGGCGTAGCGGAACGGCCGCAGCGCGTAGACGTCGGGCCGGGGGTCGCCGGGGCCACCAAGGGCGATGTTGCACCACGTCAGGCGATCGCCTCCGGCGCGGAGATGGCTGGCGAGGTCGGCGGCAAGGCCGTCATGCGCCCAGGTCGATGAGAGCACCGTCATGGCAGCGCCGTACTCTTGCCGGTAGCGATGATGACGGCGACTCGTCTGTTGCCGTACCAGCGAAGGCGGACGCGTCCGGCGCATTGCAGGGCGGCGACGATGCCGCCGGCCGCCTCTTCGCCACAGCCCAACAGTGCCGCGATCTCGGCGTCGCTGGGGCAGCGCCGGTTTTCCTCGGCGGCGTTCGACAGCAAGGCGAAGACGTCGCCTTCGTGTCCGGTGCATGGCAGCGGCGCAGGGGGGCGCCGCGACTCGCAGAGCAGCATCAGGCGGCCCCTTTCATTTTTTTGCTTTCGACCTCAGCCGCTTCAAGCTCTTTCCAGCAGGTGGCGCAAAACCACAGGGTGGAGCCGTCGGGCTGAATCTTGCCAATCGGAGTGCGCGGGGCGTCGCAGACGACGCAGGGCTTATCCGGCGGGCGCCAATTGCGGTGCGCCGTTAATTCCTCCTCGGACAGCGGCACACGCGCCGGGCGGGAGGGCAGGGCAGGCGCCGATTCCCTGGCGGGTTTTTTCATGGCCGCACCCTCGTCACACCGCGGCAATCCGCCCGACGTCGGAGGGCAATGGTTGCCCTTGCTCCTGTGACGGACATCACAACACAGTGACGCAGATGCGCGTATTGATGACGCAACGCGAGGTTTTCACCCTCGCAATACGAGGAGATAATGCTAAACATCCCCACCCCCACCCTGCAATTGCGGAGGGTAAATGTCAGGTCGCAGACGTTCTCGGGGGACGCCCGATATAGCCTCAATGGCCAGGACATGCTCGGCCGGACAACGCTTCCACCCCGAAAGTGAGGCGGGGGTCCGACTGAGCGCCTTTGCTGCACGACGAAGTCCGCCGGCCTTTTGGAAGGCTTCCATCAGCGGCGCGTCTGCATTCTTGTAATTGCGGGCGTGCTTCATGGGCACCGATGTTATGGCCCCCCTAATCTAACTGTCAAGGTACTCCTAACATGACAGACAGGCTCTCGCCCTGCACAATCCGGCCCATGGCTAAAGACCCGACAAGGCGCGCAGAAAAACGCCCGTGGAGCGACGTGCTCGCGCGGCGGATAAGGCTGGCTCGAGGCAGCTTAACTCAGCAGGCACTGGCGGATCGGCTCGGGATATCGAAGCCTAGCCTGTCATCGTGGGAAAACGCGGACACCGCGCCGACGGTGGACAATCTCGACCAGTTGTCGCGCGAGCTTCATGTTTCGATTGACTGGCTCATGGGGCGCGGGCCGGAGGATCTCCCTGCCATCGTGGCCGAGGAGACGCCACTCCAGCGCAGCCGTGTAGCAACCGCCGCTGCCGCCGTGCTTGACGCGCTGCTTCAGATCAGGCGTGCCCCAACGCCAGAGGACTTAGCTGCCATGATCCTTGTCACGCACGACTGGGCAGCCGGCAATGAGAAGCAGAGAGGAGCACCGCCCTCCTTCGAGGAAGTTCTGGCATTCGTTCGCGATTCGATGAAAATGCCCAAGAACATCTAATCTCAGATGCTCGCGCACAGAGAGCATCTCTCTCACCTGCGCATTGCATGAGTTACAGAGGTCGCCTTGCCCTTCCGCGCCGCTGCAAAAAGAAATCGGCTGCGCCCGCAACAGCCCTTCCGCGAATACAATCCGAATACAGTCCAGGTCAAGCCCTGTTGTCATGCTTTGAATAACCCCCTACCTTTCCCGTTGCCCGGCCGGGCGGCGGGAAGACAATTGTCGTCTTGGCACTGTGCGACTAACACGGTGCTGGCAAGGGGTGGCGAATCACCCTGAGCCCCCGCCTTTGGGCTGGGGTGGTGATGTGGTTACCATAGATTGCGGCCATCGCCAACAAAAACCTTATTTGGATCGGATGGGGGCGACTTCCTTAGCCGCCGACAGGCTCAAGCCGACCAATAATTTCTGCCGCAATACTATCCGGCTCCGCTAGACCTTGGTCGCGCGCCCATGAGGTGACTGCATCGTAAACATCGCACACCCTCACGAAAGAATTCGCTTTTATTTCGGATAAAGCCATGCTTCCGACAAGGTCGCCAGGGTCAACCAGGGCTGCCTTAGCCAGCTTCAATATAGTCGAATAATTCAGGCTTCTTGTGCGTCCCGAAAAAAGCTCACCGATTACATTTGCCGAGAGACCCGCTCGCGACGCCCACCCTCTCATTGTCAGATTCCGACCAACCAGGAAGGCATGGACCTGGCGTGCTTGCTCGCTGGCATCCTCAGCTAATTTTGGCACGCGCCGCGTCATCGCCGCATTCTGCCGCAGAGACGCGGCCGGCCTTTAGCACAGAACTCTGTGCATTTGGCCGCCGTCGTGTATGGCTGCCCCTAACATTCTCGTTGACAAAATGGTTAGGGGTCGCCTAACGTCACGTCGTCATACCTCACAAGGCATGAGGACGAAGGGAAGATGTTCAGCCTATCCGCCCACCCCTTAAGCCGTTTCGATCAGATCACCCGCTTCTGCGGGCGGCGGCAGAGCACGGAGAAGCGCCTCGATGTCGGCCGGCCGTTCGACGACCTCGCCGGTGATGACGTCGACCAATTCCAGAATTCGCAGTGCGACAAACTCCCGGAATGTGCCGCGCAGGCGGCAATAGGCGCGCAGGATCAGGCGCCCGCGCCGCTCGGTCGTGCCGAGCGCCAGAATAAATCGACGGGTCTCTGTGCCGTTGTCGCCGCGGTAATGCAGCAGCAGCGGCCGGCCGCGGCGCCGCTCTCGCGGGATGCCGACATAGGCGGGATGCACCCCCTGCACCTCGGCCAAGTCGTCGAGGCGAAGGAATTCGGCGAAATTGGCTTGGGGCAACACCACCGCATGGCGCGCCATGATCTCGGCATGCCGCCATTCCAGAAGCTCCGCCTGGACCATGCCGAAGCACCAGCTATCGCCCTCAAAACGATCGGGAGTGGCGGATCTGACGTGCAGGGAGCGCAAGCGCTCAATCGAGCCCCACGGCGCGGAGATTGCCGCCGCATTGTCATGGATCATGTCGCCTGCGGAAAATTGAATTTCGGGAGGAAGACCGCGAGTCCAGGCGCTGATCAATTTTTTCTCGGACAAGAAATCCGTGAATTTGATGTCGAGCGCATCGGCAAAACATTGGGGCACCGCCCAAGCCCAGCCGGCCGCCGTGCGGTTCGGGCCCGTGAAGGCCACGTCGATGCGTTCGGTGCGCGAACGCTTGGCCATGTTGGCGGGATTGATTGCCCTGTCGAAGCCGGAAGGCGGCGCAGCCGCGTCGGAATCCATCGAATTTCCCTCACTGTTGGTTGTGGCAAACGCAGTGTAGGGAACGCCCGGCCGGCTGTCACTGGCCGGCCGGGTTGCCTTGTCCGCGCGGATTTCTTTCGTCGCGGCCCATGTCGCGCCGCCGATCGATTCAGCGGTGCCGCTCCACAACCGTCATTTCAGGAGTCCGCCCCGATGTCACCATCCGGCGTCGCCTTTCTCGGTCTGGTGCGTTCGGCCCATCACAAGGTCACCAGCGGCCAGCCCATGACCGTCGGCGAGACCCTCGCCGAGGTCGCCAACAACCTGTTTCGCGCCGGCTACGCCCTGGGCGGCGAGCAGGTGCTCGATGCCCTGTCCGCCCTGTCCGCCGCCGAGGCGGCGCGCGAGGTGCGTCATGGCTGATACGCTTTTTCACGACGCTCTGCTTGATCTCGGCGTCATGGGGGTGGTCGAAATTCGTCTGATGGTGAGCTGGACCCCGGAGAAAACCGAGGTGTACGGCATAGCGCTGCTCAAGAACGGCGACACCGATTGGGATAGCTCCATACGGAGACTGGCGAAGAGGACGGGATTCGATTTCGGCGCCCACTTTGCTGACGACATCCGCGCGGCCGCCCTGACGCGCATTGCCGCGAAAACGGCGGCGAGCGAGGTGTGCCATGGCTGAGGCATTCTCCCTTGATGTCCCCTTCGACTTCGGCGACCTCGGCGCGGTCATGCTTCGCCTGACCGCCCGCTACAGTCCGGAGACGTCAGAGCGGTTCGACGCGGGCGCCGAGCGATGGCTGCCCGGCGATGCCGAAGAGATCGAGACCGAGCGGGTTGATCTGGTGGTTGAGGGTGGCGAAGCCGTGTCCTTGACGATCGAGAATTTGACCAGGGCCATCGGGTTTGATTTCACCCGTGCCTTTTCCGAAGAAATTCGCACAGCCGGATGCGAAGCCATCGCCCGGCGCCGAGAGCGGGATCACTTCAGCCGTCCCCGGAGGATCTGATGATGAGCGCAATTCATTCTGTGCTGGGGGGG